TGAGCGGCAGCGCCGCCAGCCCTACGATGTCCGTCCAGGTCGAAGCATTGACCGCGAGCTGGCGGAAGGCGTGGGCTTGCTCGTAGGCGACTGCCATCTACTTCTGGTAGCCGTTTTCATTGGCTGCCTGCTTTGGAGCGGACTTCGGAGCTTCAGCCTTTGGTTCAGCCTTCTGGTAGCCGTCTTTCAGCGAATGGGTGTGTGGGCCGCGCACGACCTGCTCGTGAGCGTCATACGGCGTCGGCACGATCTTGCCTTTACCGTCCAGTTCCTGGCCGTGAGAATTGAAGTTGGTCATAGAAATCTCCTGAAATTGAAATGGTGGGAAAAAGCCGGGCGTTCGCTCTTCTGAACGCCCGGATGCGAAAACAGTCATTAATAACTGGCCGCGAACTTCGCCGTGGTCGGATTCCAGGTGAAGCACAGCAGCTTGCCGACAACCGCGGTGGACGAGACGGCAATGTTATTGCCCGCCGTGGTCGTAAAGGCGCCGGTCGGGTAGATGCAGAAGTTTCCCCAACCAACGGTTGAAACTGCATTCATGCCCACCGGGATGGTGAAGGAGGTGATCGCCGCCGTCCCGGAGAGTGCAAAATACGGTCCCGGAATGGTCTGAGCGCCTGCGGTCGATGCGGTCGTCGAAACCAATCCCGGCCTGACTGCGGACAGCGGATTATCGAAGCCCGGCACCCAGGTGAGTGAGGTGGTCGAGCAGATCCACTGCGCCCCGGTCAGGACATTCACGGTCGGGTAGGTTTCTGCGGTCACGCAAGTCGCGCCAATCGGCGCATCGTGATCGATGAAGCCACTGGAGGCAGGATTTCCACCTTGCGCGAGTGTGGTCTGATACTCCGCCGAAATCAGCACCGAAGTGCCGCTCGAATGAGCGCCTTGTTTGGTGCCAAGATCTCCTCGCCGTACACCGACGCAGCCGGAGGTGGAATTGACCTGGTAAACCCCCATAGCCTCGTGGTCGATGTAAAGCGTGGTCACCGGAGAACCGCCGAGCACCGGGGCATAAACGCCCGAAGTCGATGCCAGGCAGAAGTTCGTCGCCGAGTTGGTGATCGCAGCCGAAAGCGTGGTTGAGGTGAGCGCGGTCTGGTAAACCTGGCCAGGAGCCAGTCCAGCCAAACCCGCAATAAGAACGAGAATCGTTGCAATTCGTTTCATAGTGAGTTTTTCTCTTTTCTTGTTGGAATTTTGGACTTGGAACTAGCTGGTGACCCGGACTGCGCCCTGCGGATACATGGTGAGCCATCCGCCCAACAAATCAAGGCGCATGAGCAAGCGGTCGGTGTTAATGTCCGGCTGCGCCCACATGCGCATAGCGAGGCCAATTTCCTTGTCCGCCGCCATTTCCATGATGTGCTGGTTGTCGTACATTTCGAGGTCCGCGCAACCGAAGCAGAAAGCCTCCGGATGGAACGCCAGTCCGCGATAGGAAGTAACTGCGGACGCGCCTTGCACGGTAATGGCGGCATTGTTCGCGGGCGAGACGTCGACTGTCTGGTAAGGACCGGCGAGCGTTATGCCATCGCCGTCGACGCAAGCAATCGGAATGCTGACCACACCCGAGCTATTCGAAGTCACACCGGCCGTCACCACGAACGGGCGCAAGTCACCGGTCGATTGACGGGTCAGCGGGTTGATTCTGTGAACCCCGGCGAAAAAGATGATGTCGCCCTGGTTCAATACGTTGGTCGAAGCGGTCCAGCCAGAAGACAAAATGCTTGATCCGGTTTGGCTTGCGCCGTCGACTACCGGCGTTCCGCCCTGGGTTCCGGTGGTAAAGGTCGCGACGTTCTGCGACATGAACCAGTCAAAGCCCAAACCTTTCGAGACTAGGCCCTTGAAGTAGTCTTCCTGTCCGCCTTCGCCTTTTGCCAGATTGCGCAAGAATGCGAAGCTCGCGGTTCCGCTTCCGGTTGCGACCAGGCCCTGCAGGGCGGGGAGGATGGAGCGGTGCATCCGGGGAGACAGGTGGACGGAGAGGCCATCTTCGTCGTCGATCGGGAAGCCTTCGTCGGCGATGATCTGTAAAGCATTCAGATAGGTGTCGGCGGTATTGGGGACCGTTCCGGGCGTCCCAACCTCTGCCGGCACGTACTGGAACTGCTGCAGGCCGTCGTAGTCGATATCGTTTGCCAGTTGCACGATCTTTGGTTTGGTCACCCGGTTGGTGAAATCGTCAAGTGAGAGCGAAAGATCGCTGGACGTGAATGCACACGCTTGCTGATACTGCTTGTTGAGGACCAGGGGCACCGAGCGCTCGATGTAATCCTGCAGCTGGATGCCTTGTCCGGCGGTTGAGACCGAGCGCGCGGGTTTGCGAATGTTCAGGACATAGCCGATCTTCGCTCCCGTGCGGCCGAATTTGTCGTCATAGCGCCGGACGACTTTTTTGGTGAAGGAGATCGAGTTTTCAAGGACCATTAGGTTCTTGAAGCTGATCTCCTGGTTGGTAAGAATCATGTTTGCCAAAGGAGTTCTCCCCTATCTCACCTGCCTGCGCGCTGGGCGGCCTTGAAAGCGCGGAAATCGCGCTGCTTGGCGGCCTCAGCTGAGGTCAGCGTGGAAGATGTAGCCGCGGTCGATGCCGGTTTGACCGGTTCCGGCAGGCGCGTCTTTGGTTTCGGTTTGGCTCCGCCATCAGCAGCGCCTGGTCGTTCTGATTTGGGCGCGCCAGTCTTCAGCCTCGTCGCGAGGCGACCGACTTCCATGGCAGCGGAGAGTGGGCTCATTTCCGCGAGCCGGCGGGCATAGTCTGGGTGTTTCCCAAGGTAGTACGCCACTTGGGGACCGTTCTCCAGCTCCATCACCGCCAGATACGTGCTTTCGTTAATCGGAACTTTTGAATCTACAACTTCGTCCCAGTCGTCATGGGTCTCTCTGAAATCGGCCACGGCCGACTGGTAGTTCTCGAAATTCTCTTTGAGACGGGCTTGCGTCTGTTGCTGGGCTTGCTCGTTCGCCTCTTTCGCGCGCCGGACCTGGTAGCGATAGTCAAACATCGCCTCTTCAAATTCGGCGTCGGTTTTGAACTTCTCTCGTTTCGGAACTTCGATCGCGGGTGTCGGCTCTGGCCTGCTTTTGCCTTCAACTGCGGCCAGGCGCTCGGCGAGTTTGCGGTTCTCTTCTTTTAGTTCGCGGGTGGCGCGATCGATGGCGCGTTGCTTGCGCGTGGGTTTCGCTGTTTTCTTCTCTTCTTCTTCCTCGGCCCTTCGCTCGGCCTCTTCCGCCGCCTCCTCCTGCTTTACTTCGAAATCTTCCTTCGCTTCAGCGAATTCATCGTCCGACTTGAAGTCCTCGCGCTTTGGCTCTAAGGCTTCGGCTTCAACCGTTTCCGGTTTTTCAGTTTCGTATCCGTTGTCGGTTAAGACCTTTTCGATCGCTTCCTGCGTGGCTCCGATCGATCCTGACTGCATGATTATTCCTGATGGACTCATCACTTCCTCCTGGTTGTGTAGGGTTTGTGGTCTGTCTGGTGGGTGAAACTAGTTGTAAGTTACTGTCACGTCTGTGGCCGCGGCGGTGACCACGCAAATCCCGTTCTTGGTTTGCAGGTTGTAGGACAGACTGACCGGGCTGGTTGAGCCGATCGTTTCAATGACCGCGAATTTACCTGACGCTGGAGTTCCAGAGCATCCTGCCGATCCAATGTCATAGAGCGTCACCACGCCTGCGGTTCCTCCATTGATGGTTACTCCGTCCAGGAATCCGGCATTGCCGCGCACAATTGTGGTGGTCGCAGTGTTGATGTAGACATAGGCGGCGTTTGAGGCGGGCGGACCTTGAGCGCGCATTTCGCCGATGACGACAAGAGCCGCCAGAATCAGAACTACGTTAATGAACTTCAATTCACGTTTCACTGCAAACCTCCTACCGGCTGCGGCCGCGGGGTTGGCAGCGCGGGCGTGATGGGCTGAACTTTGGGCTCGACTTGGCCCGGTAATTCGGGGGTATCGGGAGCAGCTCCGGCATCCTGCTCGATTCCGACCATGTCGTGAAGCTTCTGCAGGCGCATGGTAGTCGCTTCGAGTTCCGATTCCAGAAGCGTCTGGGCGCCGGCGCCATGATCCTTCATCGCCTGCAGGACTAATTGAGTCTGTTGCTGCAGGATGGCGATGCGCTCCTTGCTTTCGAGTTCCAATCTCTTCGTCCGGATCGTGTCGGCGGCGCGGTTCAATTCCTGGACCATTAAATCGTGCTGCTGGCTCAGCTGCTGGAGCTGGGCTTGCGCCTGGACCAGTTTCGATTGGGCATCATCGGTACTTTCATCCTGCAGGTTCGGCGGTAACATCTTCTTGAAGCGCGTCGCCAATACGTCGGCATCGGGGAAGTCGGCATTCTTGGCCCAAATATCGCCGATCATGGAGATCATCTGCGGCTCTTCGGTGATCAGCGCGGTCATCGCTCTAAAAGCTTCCTGCCGCGCGGCTTTGTACATGGGGCCAGTCGAGAGCGTTAAGTCATAGTCGCCAACACCCACGTCGTAGGCCCGTTTCAGGCCCATCTGCGCGTTGAGCATGGCCTGCGCTTCTTGAGGGTCGGAGTTCTGGCCGTTGAAAACTACCTGGTGCTTGACGCTGTCGTCTGGGTTGATGATGCGCTGGACTCTGGCGGCCGGGATCAGCTTCGGCCAGAGGTCGAGCAGGATCTTGCCTTCCCACATGATGGCCCGGTTCAAGTTGTCGTGCCAGGCTACGGCTCCGGTATCTGACTGCTGCTGCCGGGTCATAATGGCAAAGCCCGATTCCTGCGCATTGCCTGACTCTTCGCCGAGCGATGGGCCGTAGATCCCGATCACCGCTTTCATGTCGTAGTCGGCCTGCTTGATGATCTCGCTCATGGCCTGGATCGGGGCTTCGCGGCCAGCCCGTTGCGGGACTGGCAGTTCGTTTCCTTGCGCGTCTCTAGCTTTGTAAAACAGGTGAGAGAAGTTCTTGCGGTTCATCTGGCGATAGTCTTCGCCATACTGCGCGTTTGCGTCGGCAACCCAGAGCGGGTCTTTCGAGACCATGTCCACTTGCTCAACTGCGCGAGTTACCATGAAGTCGTAAATTCGTTGCGCATCGCGGTAATCCCTGACCATGCCCGCCCGGTAGATCTTGCCGTTGACGTTCAAACGGACGCCGTTCACTTCAGGGAAGGGAATGTACTTCCCCAGATAGTCGTAGCGCTTCAGGACGCGCATGGCATCGTGTTTTACGCAATGCACTTTGCGGATAATGGTGTCGCGCTCGTCAACAATGTAGGGCTTATCCTTCTTGCGGACTTCGTCCTTCAGTTCGGTGTGGCCGTCGTCGAACAGGCAGAGGATCTTCGGCTGAAGCTCGATCGACCAATATTCAGCAACCCGGGCACCGTCTTTGGTCACCCATTCCGGTTCGGCATTGCCCATGCTCGTCGGAAAATTGAGCTTGACCATGTCGGTGTTCCCGAATTCGGCTATGTAATCTTCCTTCGAGTAGTCGGTGACTATGTGCGCCCAGAGCGGGTCTTGACCGACCGCATTTCGCACCGGTGAAAGGTAAGCGGCGAAGGGATTTTCAATCGAGTCGATGCGCGGCTCGCGGTTGAACGACATTTCGTTGACGTAATCTTCCTTGACGCGCCACGGGCACCAGCCGATGCGCATCATCATGTCATAGGAGTTGTCGTAGGTTACGTCGGCATTCGAGACGACTTCGATGTGACGGAGGACACCTTGGTGAATTTTCGCAGTGTCCACGTCGGCCCCATTCCCAACAGGGCTAACGAGCATAGCCGGTCGGTGCTGGCGCTCTTCTCCCGTGTACTGCCGGAGAAAGGCAGGAGCACGATTGATGGTGAGACACGGTTTGCCTTCGATTTCCCGGTTCGCTTTGACCGCTTCATCCCATTGTCCTGTTCCGATACTAAACCGCAGGTCCTCGAGCGCTTGGCGGCGGGACTCGGACTCGGCATCGGCGGTGATCTTGAAGCGCTTCAGGGACTTCTCGATCAGGGTCTCGTCTTTCGAGATGGTGGCCGAGCGCTTCTTAGATTTCGATGAGAGGACTACAGGCATTTAGCTAGCCGCACGTCCGCTTCCTGGCAGAGCACCACATTTGCGGCGCGTCCTTCATAGTCCGAGAACCAGCTTTCCCAGTCTGAGTAGTGGCCGATGACCACGCGATCGCCGGGCTTCAGGGTGGTGGGCCTGAAAGTTTGTTTGGTCAGCTCCCAGCTCAGTCCGGGCTTTTCGATCCACTTGCCGGGCCCGACCGCGATCACCGTGCCGATGCGCGTCCCGATCTCGCGATTGGTGGCCACATCCGGCGCGGTGATCAATCGGCTTTTTGGCTGCTCCGGATCGATCTCGATCAGAATGTGATCGCCCAAGGGTCGAATCCCGCGTGGATCGAACCACAACCCGCCAACCTGAGTCCGTTGCGGCCGCCAGGTCTCTTGGGAAACCGGGGCGTGCTTAATTTGTTCTCGTGTGAATGACATTAGAATTGAGGCCGGAATTTCTCCGCGCTGCCCTCTGACCCTGCGGGGCTAGGGCTAGGTAAGCACCGACTGGTGGAGGCATCTTTGCCCCGTGCGCTCCCGCTCCGGCGGCGTGAGTTCTTCGCGCGGAGAAAAATCATTGGCGTGTGCCTCTCTACCGTCATTGCGGGGTGGTTTGTACAACGACATACGCCAAACTTCGTCATGCGAGATCGCTCAGCTTGCGCATCTTCTGGTTGTGTTTCACTTCCATGCGCTTGCCCTTGGCGGTTTCCTTGTTCCCTTTCATGGCGCCGATGGAGTTCATCACCTTGTAGGGAACCTTGGAATCGGCTCCGTATTCCTTCTTCAGTTTCGCTTCGAGAAAGGCGGGCATCAGTCCATTTCCTCTTCGGTCGGAGATTCGCCATTGCCTTCGGAGCTGGCCATGAGCGGGAGTCCAGCATGCTTCGCCAGGTGCGCCTGGATGTGTTCGCCGCCTTGCGACTTGCCGTCTTTGTTGAATTGGACTTCCTTGGCATCATGCTCATAGCCGGTATAGACATGCTTGACGATGTGGCCGCCGCCGAGCTTGGGGTGCAGCTCCAGGTGGTCGAGTGTGGCTTTCGCTTTCTTTTTCGGGGTGGTGGATTCAGCTACTTGGACTGACATTCTGCAAAGCCTCCATCTGACGGTAGATTTCGAGCCGGAAAATCTGGATGCCGAAGATCAATCGATCGTTCAACCAATCGCAGGACATGTGCACGGGCGGCTGAGCTTGCTCGATCAGGTCAGCGATTGAGACCCAAATCTTCACGCCATCCAACCGCCATCCCCTAATCGTTCGGTTGCGCTGATGGTCGAAGGCAGCACACTGAGCGGCTTGCGCTTCCCAACCGGCGCGGCGAAGGTCAGACCCAGCGCATCTCCATCGTCGGGGGATGCGGACTCGAAGCCCATCTTCGCCAAGCGTTTCTTCATGTCTTCTTTCGATTCGAGCTTGATGCGCTGTAGACGATCGTGGACCAGAATCGGCTTCTGCAGGTCCGCTGCCAGGTCGTGGTCTTTGTCGATCCCGCCGCCGCGCATCATCCATTGCTTCATTTCGTCCCACATGAAGTCACGCCAGTAGGCGCAATGGGATTGCGGGGAATCGGCTCCGAAGTTCACAAGCATGATGCGGTCTTCATAACCGAGCGCCCGCACCCCGGAGTAGACCGACGAAGCGATACCGGCCGAATCGAAAAACACCATCGCCACTTTTTCGCCGTCGTAAGTGCGATCGAGCACGTCGGAAATCTTGCCAACCATGACGGCCGGGTCTTTGGTGAATTGGCCTTTGACTTTGACCGGGGGAATGGAGCGTGCGTCAAGCCCCTTGCGAAACCGGATCACATTGTCATCGGCGCCTCCCCATGCGAAATCAACGCCTGCAACTAGCGGATCGGTGTCGAGCGAGACGCCGGGCGCGTGCTGGGCTTGCTGCACCAGTTCCAGATCGATGAACTTGCCGCCGCCGGCAAGCGGGAATAGCCCAAGATAGCGGACGCGAACATGATCGGAGTTCTCACCATAGACCGTGATCGACTCGTTGATCTCTTCCACGTTTGTGCCTTCGACTTCGCGCGAGTCGATGACTTCGGGGCGCCATCTGTGCCGCTGATCTCCGAATACGGCTTCGTAGAATGCTCCATCACCTCGGGTGCATTGCGAGAACGCGATCCAGATAATTTCTGTGTCCTTGTCGGTGAGCGCACCTTCGACCACTTTCCAGATTGCATCGGCTACGCCCGAGGCTTCCTCGAAGATGATGATCAGCCGTTTGCCTTTGTTGTGGGCGCCGGCGAAGGCCTGCGGATTCTCTTCCGACCAGGTTTGGAAATCGGTGCGCCAAGTAGCCTCATGCTCGGCATCGTTTACCTTGATCGAGGTGACGTGCACGTCGAACCAGTCTTTGTTGATGCAGGTGCGAAACCACTTCGAAATTTCAGGCTGTGTCTTCGTCTTCAGCTGATCTCCCGTGCCGGCGGTGATCAGCACCTTGCAATCCAGGCAGGTGGATTTTGCCCAGTGGACGATCATCCCAAGTAATGCTGATTTGCCGATGCCGTGCCCGGAAGAGATAGCCTTGCGGAAGGGTTTGAAGCGAGTTTCGGGATTCTGCAGGTGGGCGCCCAGTTCAGTCAGGAACTTGCGCTGGAATGCCCGCGGCGCGGGATCGTCGGCGAGTTCGGTGCCCGGCTCGCCCCATGGGAATGAATAGAGCGCGCAACCGAGGGGATCATGCCGGAAGCTATAGAGCTTCTCGACCAGCTGCTGCTCGTGGTCGACTGGGCTAGCGAAGGTCGCTGACACGTTTCTCGGCTTTCTGCATGGCGATGCGGAAGCGCTCGGACAGGTTCAGGGTGATTGAGTGCTCGATGGGCTTGTCGTGGAGGTGGTTCACAGTATGCACGGCTTTCCCGTCGCGCTTGTCGTAGAGCCATTTGCGGAGGTCAGACGACTCGCGCGGGCCGGCATTGTCGATTGCCCGAAACCGCTGGATTTCATAGGAATCATTGTCGGCCGGCCGATTGAGGGCATCGATAATTCTGGCCGCCGCGCTTCGGTCGCGCACCTCTGGCGGCTTTTCTTTGCGCTTGGGGCCAGAGTTGGCACGTTTTCCACCGCGGGGCATCGTTTGAATTGGCCGTTAGAAGTTCAAAAGTTCAAAGCCCGACAGCCCCTTTTACGAGACTGTCAACCTGCGATTCCGACACCTTCATATATTTTGCGGTGGAGGAAATATTCTTGTGCCCCATGCGGCGCTGCACCTTGTTAATCGGCGTGTTTTCAATCATTAGCGTGCCGAGCGTGTGCTTCAAAACGGTTGTTCTCGCAAGGTGCGCGGGTATTCCGACCGCGAGCGCGTGGCGCTTCATGTGGCGCAGATAGGTGAAGCGGCACATTTTGAACAGGCACTCGCCGTAGGGGGTATTCAAAGCCAGTTCAATCACCGGCTGGCGCTCGGATAGGAGCGGATTTTTGTGCTCGATCAGCTCCTGCTCACATCTCTCGGAGCCCTTTAGCCGCTCGAAGACTAGATGGTTCCCTTGCACATTTTCCCGTTTCAAATGAATGATTTCGGAGTTCCGTGCCCCGTGCCAGAAGTGCACCAGCATCATCAACCAGTCCTGCTCGGAGTTGGCCTTCGCAGCTGCCAGGAGGGAGAGCAACTGCTTCTTTGAAAGCCCTTCCATGTTCAAAAAATGCAACAGTAGAACATATTGTTGCAGCGAGCCACTAGATCACGCCCACATAATAATGCCGCGTCTGAGTCCGGCAGCCGGCACATTTTAGCTGTGGCTTGAGTGTGGAGTCCCAGGGCGTGCCCAAGCCCCACTGGCGCACGAGCTCACACTCTCCGCATTCCCAGATCTGCCGGCGCCCGTCTTTTAAGCTGTCGAAGGGGCGGGATCTCGCGTGCTTTGGACGCGATTCCAGACGCTCGAGGAAATCCGTATCGGCCGCCATGGCAGTCATTAATTCGTCGGTGGAGGTGAGGAGCGTCATTTCAGGCGGGAAAAGAGTTCAGTTGCGAGCCAACCAATCAGCCCTAATGCGGCTGCCCATGCAGTTCCGTACACATTCCGCTTGAATCGGCGGAAGCTTCTCCCCATCCGGTTCAGGTGACGTAAAACTGCGTCCGGAGACGGGTCGGTGTACTGGCGATCGCGGTCATCCAGTTTATAGGTGCCAATATATTTGGCGAATTCGACGGGGTTTTCGACGTGTTTGTCTCTCATGCGACCAATTCGTGCAGACGGTAGGCGCGTAGCATCCACTGCGGGAGATCTGTCCAGGGGTAGTACCAGTCGCGCGGCGGCAAGAGACTCCAGACCATTCCGGCTTCCACTTCCTGAATTGTCACCGATCCGTATCGGAGCAGGTTCTTGGCTTCTTTCCAGGTGATTTCGCCGCAGAGTTGAATGGCATTTTGGCCGACAGGACGCGCAACCGATAGAGCCAGAAGCTTTACCGCTGTGGTTCTGGATGTCTCATGCGGGGCACAATCCTGCAAAGGATCTTGCTGCTTCAGGTAGACGGAAATTCGCACGGGAGGGGTGAAGCGGAAAAGGCCGTCTTGCGACGGATACCGAGAGCAGGGGGATTCAGGATGGAGATTAGGCGGGGATGGGGAGGGGAAGCAAGTTACGCAGGTGTTAGGGCCGCGGTGCTTGCTTAACCGTGATCCCGTACCCGTGCCCGTCCCCGTACCCGTGCCCGTACCCGTGCCCGTACCCGTACCCGGACCCGTACCCGGACCCGTACCCGGACCCGTCCCCGTACCCGTGCCCGTACCCGTACCCGTACCCGTACCCGGACCCGGACCCGGACCCGTACCCGGACCCGGACCCGGACCCGTACCCGGACCCGGACCCGGACCCGTACCCGTACCCGTACCCGTACCCGGACCCGGACCCGAACCCGCACCCGGACCCGAACCCGGACCCGTACCCGTACCCGGACCCGGACCCGGACCCGTACCCGGACCCGTACCCGGCCCCGTTTTCGACAGAACCGAAGATCACTCTATCCATGGCGCCGACTCCCAGTTCTTAGCGGCCATGTTCGTCACTTCGACTACCGCCGTGACTTTGTTAAGGGTAAGGCTCGGAACCGCTGGGCCAATCTTGCAGTCTTTCGCGGGACCAGTTGCGGCGAGGCCCATAAAACCCTTCACATCTTGCGACCAGTAAACGCAATTACGCGCTCGCTTGATGGTTACGGAGCCATTCACGGGCGGCTCGCTCATGTACCCGAAAAACACGCCACGAAATTCGGTGGTGACCATTACCGCCTGCTCTGCTTTCTTCGTCATCTATTGTTCTCCAAAAGTTCGCTCAGCATTCTGCGAGTTTTTTCATGTCTGCCAATGCATCTTCGTTTGCGTCATGGAATCGACAGGGGTTGATTTTGAAGTCCGGGTCACTGGCGTCGTAGATCATCATGGCGGCGAGTTCCGCGTTGAATCTGGATTCCAGTGCTTTCCCGTCCGGCCCTGCTAAGGTGACAGTCCAGCCTGCGCGGCAATGGGTCTTTTTGCAGGTATGCCACGCGGACATTTCCAGGGCTTTTGGGCGAGATGCAGCCTCGTAAATCGTTTTGTGAATGTCTGCAATGACCGGCACTTTAATCGCCGCTAGCCGCTCACCGGGAGCTAATGAATCCTTGCCGTCTAAATCGGAGCAGCCGGAGCAGCGGGAGCAGCGGTAGCAGCCGGAGCAGCGGTAGCAGCGGTAGCAGCCGGAGCAGCGGTAGCAGCGGTAGCAGCCGGAGCAGCCGGAGCAGCCGGAGCAGCGGTAGCAGCGGTAGCAGTCGGAGCAGCGGTAGCAGCCGGAGCAGCGGGAGCACTCGGAGCAGCGGGAGCAGCCGGAGCAGCCGGAGCAGCGGGAGCAGTCGGAGCAGTCGGAGCAGCCGGAGCAGTCGGAGCAGTCGGAGCAGCGGTAGCAGCCGGAGCAGCGGGAGCAGCG